CGATCAAGCTTGCGCCGAATACTACCTATTATATGTCATCACACTATCTAAATGATTATACAAGCAAAGGCAAGACCATTTATGTTCTTGTGACCGCTGATGCAACAGCAAATACAGACTATGCCACCATAGCTCATAAGTCTGTTGGTATCAGAGATAGGGACTTGACAACGGATAATAGTGGCTACCTTTATTTTCGAGTAAACGGAGGAGTAACAAGGGCGTTATATGAAGAAATGCTTGCAAACACAGAAGCTCAATTAGAGTTAGGTTCTGCCGCCACACCGTATGAACCATATCGTGAACCGCAGACGGCTACCGTCCCCGACCTCTTCGCTGTGGGCGACTACCGCGACGAGGTGGATGTGGTCGCTGGTACGAAGACGCGGCGCGCTCTGTGCGTGGCTCTGACGAGCGATTTGCCGTGGTTCGTGGTCACCGGGCGAACGGGGCTTTTCGGCGTGCCGGTAGCAGACGGCGTGTTGACGGAGAATAAACTGGCGGCATCCTCGCACTATGTCGGCACAGTCGCCGTCAACGCCGACATGCCGGACAACACCATCAAGGCAACGCACGCGTCTGCCCTCGCGCCGGGGAAAATCAGCATCTATGTCAAGGACACGACGCACGGCTCTAGCCTCGACACATTCAAGGCGTGGCTGGACGAGGCGGGCGTTATCGCGATTGCGCCCCTCGTGGAGCCTGTGACCGAGAGCATCACGCCGCAGGAGCTTTCCACGGTGAAGGGTGTAACCGTGATCTATGCGGCGACGCCTGTTGCGCCTGTCAGCATCGCAGCAACATATCTGGCGAAAAAGTAATTCAAAATGGAGGAAAGAGGAGACAAAAATGGAGAACTATGGTGCAAACCCTCAACTCGCAGCACTTCAGGCACAGCTGCAGAACGTGATTCAGGGTTACAATCAACTCAATGCCGCTCCTGGGACTAAATCTCAGGCGGTCCAGACGATTCCTTTTGTCGAAGGACTCGATGGCGCAATGAAGTTTCTCAAAAACATGGCTCCTGGTTCATCGGCAGCAGTCTTCGATAGTGACAAACCAATTTTCTACATGCTTAACGTGGACGCCAATGGCGTTCCCGCTAAGGTGAAGCTCGGTAAGTTTACTCTCGAAGACCCTCCGGAACCGGAATCCAATACTGTTACGAAGAAAGATCTCGAAGATTTCAAGAATGAGATCCGCAATCTTCTTTCGCAGAGAAACAACTATAAACATGAAAATAAGAATGGAGGTAATCAGCAGTGAATCCGATGCTTTCTCTTCTCGGCGGAGCAATGGGTAATGGCGGCGGTCGTAATGCGATCTTCGCAAAGGCTCTTGCGGCAATGGCCAGTGGCAAGACGGCAGAGGAATTCATGTCTGATCTTGCCAAAACCGATTCTCGTTTTCAGGGCATTGATGTGAGTAACCTTGAGGCAACTGCGAATCAGTTGTGCCAGCAGAAAGGTGTTGATCCGAACTCCCTTACTGCTGAAGTGCAGAATGAATTGAAGGGCCTTACCTGATTTCACCCTACGGGATGAAATAAAATTTTTGAAAAAGGAAGGTTTCGATCAATGAACAACGAGAACATGTTCGGTGGTAGCTGGCTGTTTGCATTCCTGATCATTGCGCTGCTTGTCGGCAATGGCAATGGTGGTCTGTTCGGCAACAACGGCTATAATGTCGATGCTGCTGTGAATGCCGCGGTCAACAACCAGAGCACGCAGTCGGGTATCCGTGACATTCTGCTTTCCACGACCAACACGACCCATGATCAGACGATCGCCATCATGCAGCAGAACAATACCAATCTGATTAATGCCATCCAGGGCTTCAATCAGATGAACCTGACGAATGCTAATCAGTTCGCTGAGATCCGTCAGCAGATCGCTCAGCTCGGCTATCAGATGGAGTCCTGCTGCTGCAAGATTCAGACTCAGATGCTTCAGGATAAGTATGAGGCTCTCGAGCGCCGTTACGATGCTCTGTACACCGATAAGAGCAACAATGATCAGTCTCTCTACCTGCTCAGCGTGATGGGCAAGTGGTCTGCTAATCCCGCTGCGACTGCCTGATGAAGGACCTTATCAAAGATCTCGCGGAGATGGCTGTCGACGAGGCTTATGGCGCGCATAAGTATGCGAAACTCGCCATACAGCACAAGCATGATCAGCCCAAGATGGCCGAGGCCGTTGCCAACATGGCAATGCAGGAGTTGACTCATTCCGAGACGCTCCTCAATTCGGCTAAGACCATACTCGACAGTCATCCTGCCGACGACGGCATGTCGTATCTGTTTGAGTATCTCCACGAAAAGGCCATGGATGAGTCCACTGCCACGAAGGTTTGTCTCGATAAGTATCGGGCGATGGCCTGACGGTAGAGTCACGGTTAGTTCAAAGGGGGTTATTCAAAATGGATTATAATCATGATGGATACCCCTATAGCAAGGGGTATCTTATTCATTACGGAGTTCCTAAACAGAAGCACGGCGTTCGTCGATATCAGTATTTAGACGGTAGTCTTACGCCACTTGGCAGAATACATTATGGTGTTGGCAAAGCTCGTGCTACGTTTAAAGAAATCCAGAAAAAGAAGCGTAAGCGCCATAAAGATGAAATTGCCGATGCGGTTGCTCGTGGAGAAAGTCAGAGTGTCATCGATACACTCGTAGACAAATATGGAAATCGTGCAGTTACCAAGAAAGCAGTTCTTTCATCTAATGATCCGGACTTTGTGTACAAGCATCGAAAGAAGTTGTCAGATGAAGAACTCGAGAAAGTAATTGCTAGAATTAACAAAGAGAATGAGCTTAAAAAGAGCATCGACAATGAAAAAATAAGCCAGCAGGAGCGAGATAAAGTGCTTAATGGCGAAAAAGATAAAACGCCGGCGGAGGATACTGCTGAAAAGAATCGTATAGCAAAAGATAAGGTCTTGAAATCAGATGATCCAAAAGAAATTTTGAAATATAAGGACCAGCTTACCGCAACAGAAATGCAGGAAGTGTTAAATAGACTGGATAAGATTAGACAGCTGCAGGCTCTTAGTGCTCCTGCTGCAAAGAAAAAAAGAGGAGAGTTCGTTGCTATAGGCGCTAAGAAAATAGCCAGTGCCGCTTGGGAATCTCTTATTGATCAGATGGCTGCTGCAGTAAAAGGCGGTGTTTCTTATGGAACGCAGCATTTGGCAGAGAAATTATTTGAAGATAAGGATGAACTTAAAGGCTATATTGTTGGATCTATGAAAGGGTCTAAGAAGAAAGACAATAAGTCTAATAATAACTAGGAGGTGTTCCAATGCCAAAATGGACAGAGCGTCTTCGAAACGGATGGAACGCCTTTCGTTCAAACGACCTAGAGCGTAAGGATCAGACGTCGTTCGATACGACAGTCATGACCTACGGTTCTAGTCGGCGCCCGGATAGAACGTATCGTAAAGTTGGAAATGAACGGTCAATTGTTACTGCCATTTACAACCGAATTGCTGTTGATGCGAGCCAGATTAACATCCGTCATGTGTATCTTGATGCAACGGATCGTTTTGCTGGTTATACGTATAGCAGTCTCGATGATTGTTTGTCTCTGAGCGCAAATGTGGATCAGACTGGCCGACAGCTGATCCAAGACATTGTTATGTCAATGATGGATGAAGGCGTGGTTGCTGTCATCCCCGTTGATACGAGTGTCGATCCGAACGATACTGATTCGTATGAAATACGAAGTTTAAGAACTGCCAAAATTCTTGAGTGGTTTCCCGCGTCGATAAGAGTTAATGCCTACGACGATCGAGTTGGAACACGCAAAGATATTTTTGTTGGCAAGTTGGACACTGCAATTCTTGAAAACCCGTTTTATTCCACAATGAACGAACGGTCTTCAACATTGCAGCGACTTATCCGTAAGCTTAATCTTATGGATATGTTGGATGAGCAGAATGCTAGTGGTAAACTGGACATGATCATCCAGCTTCCCTACGCCATTAAGCATGAACCTCAGCGAGAAGCTGCTGAAAAGCGTAGAAAAGACATTGAAGTCCAGCTTGTTGGGTCAAAGTATGGAATCGCGTACATTGACGCAACGGAAAAGATTACTCAGCTTAATCGTTCGATCGACAATCAGCTTCTTTCACAGGTCGAGTTTCTTACAGATCTTCTGTATTCACAGCTCGGCCTTACGAAAGAAATCATGAATGGCACAGCAGACGAGAAAGCCATGCTTAACTATTACTCAAGAACAATCGAGCCGTTTATTACGGCTATTTGTCTTGAGTTTAAGCGGAAGTTTCTCACGAAGACTGCCCGCTCTCAGGGTCAGTCAATTGAGTCTTTTAGAGATCCGTTTAAGCTTGTGCCGATCAACAATATTGCGGATATTGCTGATAAGTTCACTAGAAATGCGATTCTTAGTTCTAATGAACTTAGAGGCATTATTGGGTTCCCGCCTGTGAATGATCCGCAGGCCGACGAGCTCCGCAACAAGAACCTCAACCAGAGTGACGCCGAGCTCGAGGGGCTTATTACTCCTCCTAACACTCAGGAAGAGGCACCTATGAACAATTCCTAAAGGAGGCATTCAAAATGGCCAGAAAACCTGACTTCGCCGGTTGGGCTACCAAGAACAACATTAAGTGCGATGATGGCAGAACCATTCGTCGGGATGCTTTCAAGGATCAGGATGGAACCAAAGTTCCTCTTGTTTGGCAGCATAACCACGACGATCCCGAAAACGTGCTTGGTCATGCGTTCCTGTACAACAAGCCTGAAGGCGTTTGGACTGAGGGGTATTTCAATGATTCTCCCAAAGGTCAGCTTGCCAAGGGTCTTGTTGCACATGGTGACCTTGACTCGCTGTCTATCTGGGCGAATAAGCTCCAGCAGACATCTACGCACGATGTTGTTCACGGTGTTATTCGTGAACTTAGTCTGGTGCTGAGCGGTGCAAACAAGGGTGCCAAGATCGAGTTCCCGGTCCTTGCCCATTCCGGCGAAACCGTTTATGACGAGTGCATCATCAATCAGTTTATTCCGTTTGGCGAAGCGGAAGAGGTTGTTGAGCATTCACAGGATGAAACCAATAATGACGAGGAAGTCGATGATGCGTCTGACGACGAAAATAACATCAGTGATGACCTTAAAGAAGTGTACAACAGTATGAATGATAAGCAGAAAGAGTTTGTAGATCTGCTTCTTGGCGCTGTTGCTAAAGACGATGCGGACAACGATGACTCCGCTGAACATTCTGCTATTGAGGAGGATAATTCTATGAATCGAAACGTGTTCGACCAGGAGCTCATGGAAGATGAGACCATGGCCCACGACGGCCTGAGCGATGAACAGATGGCCACTATCTTCGAGGATGCCAAGCGTGGCACCCTGAGCGATGCTGTCATGGCGCATAGCGCCGAGTATGGTATCGATCACATCGAGTACCTGTTCCCCGACGCGCGCAACTACACTGATCGTCCCGATTGGATCATGCGCGACCAGGGCTGGGTCACCAAAGTCATGAATGGTACCCATCACACCCCGTTCTCTCGCGTGAAGAGCATCCACGCCGACATTACTGCCGACGAGGCCCGTGCCAGAGGTTACATGAAGGGCAACCTGAAGAAGGAAGAGGTCTTCACGCTGCTCAAGCGTAGCACTCCGCCCCAGACGATCTATAAGAAGCAGAAGCTCGATCGTGATGACATCATCGACATCACCGACTTCGACGTTGTTGCCTGGATCAAGACCGAGATGCGCATGATGCTCAATGAGGAGCTTGCTCGTGCGGTGCTTATCGGTGATGGTCGCCAGCCCGACTCCGATGATAAGATCAAGGAAGACAACATCCGCCCGATCCTGACCGATACCAAGGCCGATCTGTATGCCATCGAGTGCCCGGTCTCCTTCGCTGCGAATGCTGACGAGGATGTTCAGGCCAAGGCCTTTATCCGTCAGGCGATCCGTTCTCGTAAGAACTATAAGGGCAGCGGCAACCCGACCCTGTTCACCACTGAGGACATGCTCACCAACATGCTGCTTCTTGAGGATGGTATCGGCCATGCTCTGTACAAGACTGAGGCTGAGCTCGCTACCAAGCTGCGTGTTAAGGAGATCGTGACTGTGCCCGTCATGGAGGGTATCACCTATACCAGCCCGTCCGGCGCTACGCACAGCGTGTCCAACAAGCCGCTTATGGGCATCATTGTCAACCTCACCGACTACAACATCGGTGCTGACAAGGGCGGCAGCGTGAACATGTTCGATGACTTCGACATCGACTACAACCAGTACAAGTACCTGATCGAGACTCGTTGCTCTGGCGCTCTGGTCAAGCCGAAGTCCGCTCTGATCCTGTACGCTGACGAGGCTTCCGGCACTTAATCTTCAAAATGGCAG